CAACATGTAGCTTTTCTGTTGGTGCATTAATATTTATACCAACATTACCTCCACCTGTTACTAAAGCAACATTAGTATTAACAGAGGAGTTAATTTCTAATGGTGTACCACTAGTAGCTTCGTTAAATGAAATATTACCTTTTTTTACTTCATTTACTTCAAAGTCTATAAATCCTTTATTAACCGTATTGTTATCACTGTCTGCATTTAATATTAAAGAAACATCACCTGTACTTTGAGCAAGTATTGAACCAGTAACATTTAAATTACCAAAAGTTCTTATTGGACCACTTGGACTATATAAATGATAACCACCTGTAGCTACATCTGAATTAAAAGTAATGCCGTTTTTAACTTTACCAAATTTAATACCATGCTCTGGATAACCAAGAGAAGTACTCCAAGATCCACAGTTGATACCTACTGTTCCAACTGTACCAGCACTAGCAGCACCAGAACCGAAAGAGTTAGCGTCAATAATAATTCCATTCCAATAACCAGATTTAGTTATAGTCACACCATTTCGGTCAAATGGAGCAGTATTACCTTCACTGTCTATGGCAATACCAGCAATAGCTCTACTACCTTCGCTGTCTGAGTTTAAATGTAATGAAGTTGACCAACCTTTTTCATCACCTGTTACGATTAATCTATCTCTATAAGTTGTATTTGTTGAAGCGTTTTGATATATAGAACCTTCGAGAGCCATGACACCACCGAGTTCGTTACTATATTGATAAGCACTACCCCATACTCCAGCAGCATCTCCAACACCATTTAAAACATCATTTTTTCTTGCTCTTCCAGAAGTACCAATAGTATCATTATTACCTTGAGAATTATTTAGACCATAACCCATTATTGAATGAGTATAAGCATCAGTTGAAGTGCCAACTTTTAATTCATGTTGTGCATAAATACCTAAAGGTACTGAGTTATCACCATCTGGAGTTCCACCATCATATGTTGAACTAATAAAAATAGCGGGTTCAAGTCTATCATTGGCTCTGTCAGTCTCAGTAAATTGATCTATTACTGTATGCTTTGTACTTCCTACCTGAACATCAGATGAGAAACCCCACATGTTTGTAAGAGTTGCATCATCTATATCTATATTTTCACAGTTGTTTCCTTCAACAATAATTTTATAAATTGTTTTACCAACTTTAATATCAGTATTATTTGCTCCACTTCCTCCTACTCCAATTCCAGCTTGTGCTAAGAAGTTATTACTAATAATAAATGCACCGGCATCTTCTTTAGGTTGGTTGTTATTATCAGGGTCGGGAGTAGTACCATCAGTTCCATAATTTACATCTGCTGCATCTTTAATCCAGATACCAGTATTTCCATAATTAACAATATGGTTATTACTAATCATACAACGATGAGTAGTTGGATCAGTACCACTAAATTGTTGACCTATACAAATACCATTTCTATGTTGTTCAAGAGCTGTTATATCACTTTCATTATCTATAAAGTTATCACAAATTTTAGAGTCAACACTGTCGTCCCATCCAATATTTCCAATACCACCAAGATGTCTAAAAAATCTATTATTTGTACATATTGTTCTATTTGAATCATCAACAGTTAAGTTTTCTGCACCATTAGTAGAAAATCTATTATTAGTAATAATAGTTCCATGACAGTTACGCTGACTTAAACCGACACCACTATTACTTTCAATAATACAATTATTTACTGTATTTTCTTCAGAAGAATCACCGGCAGATCCAAATAAAATTCCAGAATTTATAGCTTTAATAGTAGATACTCTTTCAAGTATGTTCCTATTGCTCATTATCATAATATTATTACTACCATCTGATCCTGAGCTTCGATTTGTTCTATTACCGTCAACCCTTAAATCTTTAATAGTTACAGCATCTTGACCATTAGCTATATTAATTAAAGTTATATTTTTTGCTAAAGAACTACTTGCTTTAATTATTGTAGCTTCAATACCATCACCAACAATAGTAGTTCCAGTTTTAGGTTGTAATTCTGCACCAATAATGTAAGTACCAGCAGGGAAGTAAAGAGTTTTTCCCGTTGCTGCTACAAGAGCATTATTTATTGCAGTAGCATCATCAGTAGACCCGTCTCCTTTTGCACCATAATCTTTTACAGAAGTAACATCTTTTAATTTATCATTAAAAGTTCTTGTTATAGTACCTGATCCAGAATTTAAAAATTGAGTAGGGTCAGCAGGGCTAGCTTCTACCCATTGAGATGAGTCTGCATCTACATAGTAAACAAATGTTCTACCAGATACCGTGTCGTACCATCTATCTCCACTTATAGGAGATGTTGGGGCTGTAGAACTAACTTGTGCATTAACTGTATTAAGTCTTTCTTGTAGTGCAAATAAAGTTTGATCTTGGTTAGCATTTAAGTCTAAAGCTCTAACGGATGATCCAGCAGCATAAATTGCTCTAGCTTTATCTACTCCTGTTGATCTGGTAATTTTTACATTTTCTGTTCCACTAGCTGGAGCAGCTACAAAGGTAAGGTTTGTTCCAGATATAGAATAATTAGTGGTTTCTGTTTGTAATACGCTGTTTACATATACTTGTAAATCAGACGTAGTTAAATATTCAATTGTAAACGGGTAAACAGTTTGAGATCCTGTCCCGTTGAATTTTTCTTCAGTTGTCTTTGTTGTTGCCATTATTTATATATGTTTAAAATGTTTGCAGATGCAGTTCTCTTATTAACTTTTGCTAATTTTTCTAAGCGTTGCTTTTCAATAACCTCTGCAATTTTAGAATCATCTTTTATAGATGCCCATGCTCTAATTTTAGCTTGTTTAAATAGTCTATCTATAACTCTATTATGATAGTAATCTCTAGCATCAAACTGAGCACGTTTGCCTGCACGTATATCAGCATACATCTCTTCCATGGATGCTATCATTCTTTTATCATTAGCATATTTATTAAGTTCTAACTCTAAGTTAAGTGAACCTAGTGCTCGTTGAAACTGTGATCTAATATAAGGATGATCTGTTAAGTTTGTGCTGTCTGGTGCAAAATATGTAGATGTACGTAAATCATAACCACTATCAAACAAAAAATTTCTACCGGGACTTTGATCTAAGTTAAGGCTTATAGGACTAACAGCATTATATGCTCTAGTCAAGAAGTCCCAATCTTTTAAAGGCTTACCATTAAGCATGTCATATTTAATAGGCAGTTGATTAAAAGCAAGGTTTTCTGTTAATAAGTTTCTGTTACGTATAGACTGAAATACACCTGAGTTAATCTCACGCATATATGGGGTAAATAATTTACCTAAGTCGTTACGTAACCCAGCTAGTGGTACAGTGTTGTTACCAAGAGATGCTACAATACGTCCAGCTTGTCCGGGTCTACCAGCAAATAGATCAACGAATGACTGTATACCAGCTAGATATGATTTACTTGTAACAGCTTGTGCTACAACAAGAGATATTTTACCTAACTCGTTTTCTGTCCATTCTTCACCCATAAGTTCACTTGCGTCACCTATGTCAGCTATTGTAGACATAATAAGGTTAAATGGTTCAAATTGGTCGTAGCCAACGCGGACTGCACCTAGTTTAATTGTTCTAGGCTCCCATTTACCATCTAGCCATAGCTGCCTTTTTTGCCTATCAACTGGTCCATTACCATTAAGATCACCACGCATCCAAGCATTGACTGCCATAAATACTACAGCACTACCTATGCCCAGTCTACCGGTTTGTAAAGCACGTGCATTTGCTAATTCTTCAGCAGTAAAGATACCATACTTAGACACACTTCGTAAGTCATTAGGATTAGCAAATGCTATATCATTAAACTCTTTTACAAGAAAGTTAAAACCGGGTGTATACTTACCTGTTAATGCAAGACCGTTTACACCAGTTCTAGCAAACAAAAAGAATGGTTTAGCTAAAGGTGCAGCACTAAATACATCGTTAAGACCTTTTGCAAACCCTGTAAGTTCTTGTGTTAGTGTTACTTCTTTACGTGCAAATTGTGTAGCTTCATCAACAATATTACCCTGTGAATCAAACACTTGTGCATAAAAATCATCTTCATATGCTCGCATCAACTCTTTTGTTATTTTTGGTGTTTTATAACCATTATCTTGTAATTCAAGAGTTTTACGCATAGCTTTTTCTCGCATCTTAGCACGACCTAATATGTATGCAAATGCGTCATCAGTTGCAGCCATAAGCTTAGTAGAATATGTCAAGAAATTATTATTATTCATATTTCTTGCCAGATTAGCTAAACGAAACGCTGATGTTTCTCCGGGTGTAGCTCTACCACTATCTTCTGCCCAACGTCTGAGTATTTCCCAGTTGTCGTCAGCTGCTGTAAACTCTGTAAAACGTGTTTTAATTGTTCTAATATCACCTTTCCAGTATGAATTAAGTTTACTTCTAAATAAAGTAAATGATTCTGGTATAGCTTCCATCATACCATTTACTGCTGCAAGGCTAGCTCTTACATCACGCACGTTACCATCAAATGGTAGCCTTAGTATTGATCCTAGTGCTGTGGCTAATGGTCGCAAAAAAGTTGCAGTAGATGTACCCATAATAGCACGAGCTGGAGTTTTAGGTCCAGATAATATACTATGTGACATTACTCCTTCTAGCTCACGGATCATTACACCAGTACGATTCGCGCCACCTTCTGTCAACGGTCCTCCAAGAATACTTTTTCTTGCCCACGCATCAAAGTCTTCTAATGTATTTAGATCTTCTATCATTGAAAATGCTTCAAACAAAGCGTTGAGCATATTGTCATCTTTTTCATCTTTAGCGATTTTAAGTATAGACATTATAGATGTCTTAGTATCTTCCATAGCTTGAGACGTTGCCTCTTCTACAGTTTTTGTACTTTTCTTACCTAAACCTAGTTCTCTAAATGAATCAGACTTTACAAATCTAGCTTTCTTTGTTTCGTACAATGCAGTTAACATAGTATCAACAAGCTGTTTAGCTGGTCCGTCTATATCTTGTATATCTACAAGGTCAGATATTTCTCTGCCAGATACACCTAAATCTCGTAGTTGTTTAAGAAGTGAACCTACTATAAGATCAGCAACTACTACGTTTTTAGATGTCCATATTTCGATGCCATCAACTACGTCAGGATTAGCTTCAAGTAACTCTTTTAAATACTCGTTAGCTGACATATCCGCAGCATTTCTGCCTTGAGTTATTCGTTGATGAGCTTCTATAGATTCTCTAAACTTTGCTACTAATGCTTTTCTAGACCCTTTTGCAGCGTCTAATTCTTTTGCAAACTTTTCTGAACTTATTAAAGTTTTTAGTATACGTTCAACTGTTGCTTCGTCTGTACCACCTTCTAAGGCTACTCTTTCTCGTTCTATAGGTGTTGTTACACTACCTGTAGAACCTTCTTCGGAGCCCCATTGCTTACGTGTTTTTGATAATTGTTCCCTAGCTGTCTGTGGATCTACCTCGGTTATGTGTGCCCCTTGATGGGGTTGAGATATAGGTGCATTTTTATCTGCTCTAAACTCTGTTTCACCTTTACGAAGTTGTGCCAAACCAGCTTTAACTGTTTGATCTTCTAAATTTTTATTACGTTTTGTTATCTGGTCTACGGCTTTATCGCCACCTTTTTTTAATGTATACGCAAAACCGTCAAAGACTAGCCCTATGCCCATACCTTCAACGATATTTTTTAGTTTCATTACAACTGGATGGTCGGTATCTTTAGTAGATATGGGTGTATCTATCCATCCAAATCTATCACGTAATGCACCTAATGCGTTTTGCTCGTCTGATTCTTTAGATACAAGGTCGGAAACAGCTCCTACAGCTGCACCTCTAACTATGTTACCTTTAGTTAATGCAACTAAACCAGCTGGTATTGTAACTAAACCTGTAGCTGCAGCCCCCTTAGCTGCTGCAACTGCACCAACGGCTAATGTACCAAAATGTACTAAACCTCGAAGCTGTTTACCCCACCATGTTTTTGTTTCTATTGGGTTATCATACCCACCAAAAGGACTCCAGTCTGGTCTGTACGTACCAGTCTCTTCCCTTTCTTTTTGCATTTCTCCAGACAGTGCGTCTACTGTACGTTCTGGAAATGTAGCGATTGATGAAGCAGTGTCTTGAATACCACCGGACAGTATGGATTGACCTTCCTTTATGAGTGCCTTAGCACCCCAGTTATCCGCGTTTCGAGGGTCATCTTGTTCTTCTTTGCTGACCCTTTCTTCTTCGTTTAACTGTCCCTGAGATTCTTGCTGTCTTTCTAACGCTCGCTGATACTCGTCGGCAGCTTGATTTGCTTGATCTTGAATGAAATCTTCATTCAGATTAATATTTATCTCTGCTCCCGAGTAGTTTGAGTTTGTCATCTACCCTCTCGTGATTTTTTAACTGCGGGAACTTGTTCTAGTTCCTCTAGAGTTGTTGGTTCTTTTTGCCCGGGGCCATAGCCATAGACTTTCTTCTTTTCTTTTTCTTTTTCTTTGCGCGCGTCTAGCTGTAGCTGTCTCTGTCTTTCTCTATTTGTCTGATAGTTATTTATCTCAGTTTCGAGACCTAAAACTACACCTTGTGTAAGATGCTGAAATTGATTCATAGGTATGTTACGAAGTGCTGGAAATACATTAAGTAGAGCTTTTTGTTCTGGTGGTGATAGCTTAGTTAATCTTTTCCAATTACCTTCTTGCTCATCACCTTCAAACACAGTTGCTTCACCCCCTTTTTTGGCTTGTATAATAGCACCTTGAATACTATTTGTACGATTAGCACGTTGTCTAATTAGTTCTAGTACTAAAAAGCTTTGGTTTTCTTCGTTAAATAATTCGTTTTTAAAACTTGGTGGTAAAAATTTCACAGCATCTTGCAACTCTTGTGCACTTAAACTAAATAGTCCAAAGTTGCTACCACCTCTTTTACTATAAACAAGTAACTCACCTATAGTAAGTTTATCAGCACCTCGTTTTTTTGGTCCGACTGCTGAATCAAAACTACCTACATCATTACCTGTTTTAAATCCTTCTAAGATTCCTTTAGTTTTTTCTGGATTTTCTAATATTTTATTATATGTTTTAGTAAGATGTGGCTTGACTTCGATCTCGTTTATTTCTTGTTTTGTAAGTCCAAACTGTGGATCTATTAAGATTCCATTTGAGTCTTGTTTGAAACGTTGAGCTATATTACCTTCATCATCATAACCTTTCATAGCTATAAATCTATCTTCTGCATACTCATACGGATTTAAACTTGTATTGCTAGTTACACCCTTAAAGTATGCTGGAAACGGAACTAAGTTTGGATTTTGTTTATGCCTTTTTAGTTGACTTAATGCCTGTTTTTCAAAAACTGATACATATTCACCTTGATTCGGTACTTTAGTAATATCACTTTTTAAATACTCGCCATCACGGTTTATGTCTTCAGTTCTAACTTGTCCACCTATTCTTTTTTCTACTTCGGTTCGGTCATATAACCCAGCTTTTAGATTTTGAGATACAGTTGTAAACATAAGTCTTTGAGCTTCATCTAATTCTATTCCAGCATCAGTTTGACGTTTTACTAATTCTTTAAAATCACCATAAGCTTTTCTTACTGCAAATTTATCTTTGTCACTAAGTACTTTGGTTTTATCAAATTTCGCACCTTCACCTTTAAAAACATTTACAAATTTTTCAACATAGTCAATATTTAAGTCAGGGTTGCCAGCTATATCTTTATACTCTCCCCCATTTGTGATACCTTTAGAACCATATTGTAAAGTTCTGACATCAACATTTGGATATTTCTTTTCTAGTTCTTCAAGTTTTTCTTGTAGTATTTTAGGTGGTATATTACCTTTCTCCTTTGTATCAAGTTCGGTTAACTCTCTTTGTGCTATTCTTTTCTGAGCAAGTATAGAGTTTTCTAACTGGTTAGCCAATTTAGTTTCTAAATTTTGAATAAGTTTAGAGTTAGCCTGTTTACCTCCAAATGGACCTTCAGCATACTTATATAGTTTACCACCATTACCATCGTGCCTATGTATAGCATCATTATATAAATAATTTATATGGTGTAACTGTAACTGTGGTTGAGCTGACTCGACCTCAGCTGCAACTCTTTCAAAAAGATAATCAGTAGCTTCTTTAGTTGTATCAAAATCTTTAGTATTTTTGATAGTATCTACTAAAGTTATTACATCTATATCCATTCTAGCATTAGGATTATATGGCTGTAAAGTGTTAACAATAATTTTGTCTAGTTTTTTATTTTGGTTTTTTTCAAAGTTTCTGTTCGCTTCAGACTTCCAACTTTGTATATTGGTTTCTTTTCTCTGCTTTATGTCCGGATAAACTTTTTCATAAAACAATCTTCTAAACTTTCTGCTATTAATATCTACACCGTACTCTTCAGCTTGCATAAGCATACCAGTAATCATTAGCTCATCAGCAGCACCGTGTAACTTTATAAACTCATCTATATCAGTTATGTCTTTACCACCGTTTTCATTAATAAACTGTAGTCTAGCACCATAGTAATTATCTTTTAGTCTTCTTAACAACTCCTGTAGAGAAAGATCTTCTGGTAATTCAGCACTACGTGTTCTTAAAAAGTTTATAGATTCTTCTGTGTTTTCTTTAAAAAGCTGGTTATTTACCTTAGCATCTTCTAAATTAAATTTACCATCTGCATCTCTAAGCTTGTCAAGAAGATTATTATCTAAGAAGGACATAGACTCATTGATAAGCTCCTGTGTCTCCTTTCTTTTTTCTAAAGCTTTCATAACTTGACTAGCTGACTGCGAAAACTGTGCTAAAGACTCCAAGTTTTTTGTGGGAGTCTCTGCAATATCTTTCTGTATCTGAGCCATCTGGTCATAGAACTCTTTAGTGTCCTGTATGTTGGTGTCTATCTGAGCATTGACTTGGTTTGTTAAATCAGCCTCTGTTTTTTTATAGCTGTCTATACCGTAGCCGGGTATTTCGTCCCGCTCTTTACCTATAATGGTTTGGAATGATGATGTCATAATTTAAATAGTTTTATTAAAAGCGTCATAAGTCCACGATAGATCAGGAGATTGTCCAATCTTAAATAAACCAGCATCGGATGGTATGCCTGTAGCTATACTTGCTATCCGACTTGCTATCTGTAGAGCACCGCCTAATCTGTTTGTAGGAGGCATCATTACAGGTGCACCGTATGAAGCTGGTAATCCTAAAGCTTCTCTTGCCGCACCTTGTTTAGTTTGGAATTTACGTCTAGCACCTTCTAATGCGTAAGCTTGGTTACGGCCTAACACATTACTTATGATTCCTTCTACTTCAGCCTCAGCTGCAAGTAAACCTTGATAATTAGCTCTACCAAATGTTCTTGATCTACCACCCTCATCAACCGTACCTTTAGATCTAAAGTACTTACGGGTAGCGTTTTCGAGTTGTAATCTACCCTTACCTTGAGCGGCAAGAGCTTTTGCATAGGCAGTACTGAGATCTCCTGACAAGCCTATGACATTTCTGTTTTGTGCTCTTGCGAGCTGTGTTTCTCTGTTAAAAAACTTAAGCCCTTCTTGGGCAAATACAGCGTCTTTCTGTCTTGCTTTTTCTTTAGCTTGGGCTCTTGCACCAGCGTTAGCGTCTATACACACGGCAAAATTCTATAAATTGTACGTTGTTTGGTCCATGAGTTACTTTACGTAAAAACTTGAACCCTAAAAATTTGAGTAATTTTAAATGCACTGTATTTCTACAGTCCACTATGTTCCACAAGAGGGGCTCTTTCCGGCTATCGACATACCGTTTGGCTTCTCTCGCAAATGTGACTGGATAGCGATGAATGTCTGGTGTACATAACATCCAGATCTCACCTCCATCTCCTACTCCGGCTAGTCCGGCAGTCTTGCCGTCAGGTACTGTGAAATACACAGCAGAGCCCTCTCGAGCAACGAAAGGTAGGAAGGTAATAGGATCTAGCCCATGACCTTCTGTGACCTCTCTGAAGTCGTCTGAGCGTAGGTTGGAGGCCACCTCGTTGGCAGCCTCAATTGTTATTGGGTGAATGTAATTAGACACGTTTGTAGAATCTAGGTGAATAGTCTCCTTCCCATGACAAGCCTCGAAGTGAAGCTGGAGAGGGATGAGTTGATTTAAGTATTATATCTAAGTTTGTGTTCCGTTCATATACAGGAACAGTCTTAATAAATTCAGATATGTATGGAGCACCTGTAGCTACATAAGCATCGGCTGGTGTAGACTCGTAATCTACTTCATAGTTGTTTTTACCAACACGTTTAAGTATAGCTTTATATGAGCCAAGAGTTCCAAAGTGAAACTTAACTCTATGTATAACAAGTGATGAGTTAATATCTGATCGTATAGTCTGACCCTGTGTACGAGTCGGATACAGTATAGGTAACTCTACTTGATAGTCGTAGACGTACCCTGCTTTATATGTACCAGAGGACCAGTCTCCGTTTAGTGTTAGAGTGTTAGCAGTTGTATCAACTGTAGGTAATTCATAACGTCCCTCTGTAGAACTGACCACTGCTACACTATAGTTAGGTGTTGTAACAGTACTTAGCCACCCCAGACCACTGAAGGTTGTGGTGTTTGTAGTAGCGTTAAAGCTGCCACTGCTAATATCGACGTTGTTATCAAGATGTAATAAGTATTCGACATCATTCTGTGTAGTAGTAGGATCGGTTTCTTGACGTATCAGATTAATACTTTGTAAATAGTAATCACTATCTAAAAAGAAATACTGATCGTTTATAATAAAATGATATATTAATGGGTTATTTAGTTTCCATTTAAACCATGCAGCTTGAGATCGTTTCTCAGCAACTTGAAAGTATTTATATCCAATTACAGTCTCGCTGTTAGTTTTACCAAGTAAGACAATAGAATTCTCTCTAGAGTTAGTTAAGAGATCAATGTCTTTAGGCAGCAAGCTGGGTACAATCTTACTGACTTCAACTACGTTTGGCTCACCCTCTCTACGTATGTTTGCCATTTCATTGAAGCGACTAAACTTACCAGAGTTATCAACATAAGCAACTGTAGTACCTAGAGATATAGGGGCTATTGCTTTGTTATAGTTAAATGTAGATACACTTCTTAACTTAGCTGTATCAGGGTTTAAAACTGTATCGTCAGATGACAGTAGAAACTGTTGGTTTGTACTAAATACAAGCAGACCTGTGTTAATCTCTATACCATCAAATAGCTCTGAAGGAAATGTAGAGGAACAAGCAATGTCAATAGGATCGCTAGCTGCTACAGTTAGTGCTGATTCTATAAAGAAGTCAGGAGTACCTACTGTACCCGGTCTACATAATACAACATTTTCTCCGGATAGCATTGCTATTCTATTTCTAAAGAACAGTACTTTGTTTATACGGCTACCTACAAAGGATGGATCAGGGTTAGTTAAGGTATCACCAACTTGTCTATCTTGATAAGTAAACTGTTTAACAGTAAAAGTTGTAGCAGCTGTACGCTGTATAACCAAAGGCATATTAGTCAGGGTTTTTGATATACCCGGTTTCGCACACTCAACCCAAGAGCCTGCACCATTTTTATTGTTCTGTCCCTCAAATTTGAGAAAGTAATCATCCTCGTCAGCTCTCTGAGAGTTACTTACTTTTGCTATATAACCATGTTTACATTGATTAGGTAAACGAGTCACGTCATTTACAGTGCCTTGAAAACAACGCATTAAGTCTTCTTCAACAACCTCTACGTTAAATGCAGAGCTGCTACTTAGATACATACCTGTACCGATAATTGTACCAGTTACAGCACTAGGTAAGGCAGCTTTGATACTACCAAGAATAGTATCAGCAGTAACGGCTGTGTCTGCATCAAAAGGTGTAGGAGCTGGACGTACTAAACCGGCGTCAGTGCTGCCCATTTTAGCTTGAACTGTAGTAGTTTCGTGATCTGTTACCTTGATAGTATAAGTAGCTGAAGGCGAGTCGCTGTCTCTTATAAATTGCCAACCAGCAACTGTACCAGAAGTATGGTCAGGATCAGCACCAGCAGCATCATTATCTGATTTACTTATATTTGTAGTGGCTTTATATGTATTACCATTATTTCTAACTTCAGTGTCAGCAGTGTAAGCTGGATCAGCACTACCTTGAGTTGCCCATTTAGCTGCCATTGGGCCACCGCCAGATGCAGATGTTAAAGTAACTGTCACTGTATCATTAGTTACCCATCCTTCACCACCGTGTAGTAGTACCACTTCTCTGTTGTAACTGCATCTGTAGTTATCACCACCGGCTCCGTTAGAACCAGCACTATAGTCTGGACTTACACCTTGTTGACCTAAAGTATTGATTCTAAATATTAAGTTTTTTTTATCTCCAGAGTCTACACTGAATACCTGAGTCCCTATGCCGGGGCAGTGACCTGTACCGTCTGACTCATCAAGTGTATCACTTTGTATCTCAATACGTGTAGCTCTGTTTAAAGGTACTCCAGTATTACTGTCTGATATATTAATTCCATACTGCCTACCATTTTCTGTACGTAACAGTTCAATAAAGCCAAAGTGATCATCAGGTCTGGCATCAGTTGTACCTGTCACTCCAATAAGAGTATTTGTGTTAGTTGTATCTCTACTGTTTACAAATGTAGTATCGTTGATAGTTAAAAATTGTAGGTTCTCTGGTGTGCTAGTAGCTAGATAGTTTTGTATAGCAGTCTGACCACCTGTGCCATAAGCTGTAGTCATTAGTAAACCGTCACTACAACGCCATACTCTGACCTGACCGTCAGCTGCTACTTGTCCTATGTATGATCCCTCTGTTTCATCACGGTAATAGTGAAACCAAGATCCCCCAGACTGTACACTTGATAATGCGTCAGCACCTATACGCTTTGCACCCGGTCTTTTAAATAGACCCTTTGTTACATCAGGTATAGCATTTACGATATCTGTTACCTGACCGGGAAACTTAAGATGATCTGGCTGCTCTGATATACCTAATGCAAATGAGGGTATGGTTTGTGTTATGCCTGCCATTATCTTCTAAGGTTTCTCCAAGGTTGATAGGTTTGATATACAGTGCTATCTTCAAATCCAAACATACTGTGATCTCCTTGATTACATTCGTACTCCATTAGTGCAGCTCGTGATAAAGCTTCTTGTTGAGCAAGTAGTTTAACTAAGTTAGGGTTAGCTACAAGTTGTGTAGCAGCCATACGAGATGCTCTGTAGACAATGTAACGTCTAAAGATAATAGGTAGATCTTCAAATGTATAAAGTTTTACTACATCTAAAGAAAGGTTGCTGGTAAAGACATCTGTATGATTTATTTTGTCATACAAAAATCCATTACGACGTACGAGGTCACTAGTCCTACGAGTATAGTTGTCGTGTAAATCTAATGATAAAACATCGTTAGGTATTGCTATCTTACCAGCTGAGTTAATAGGATACTCTACATGTTTTTCTGTGTTAAAGTGCCACCCCTCTGCCTGCGTGTCTACGTTAGCATCTCGGAGTAGATTAAATATAAATGATACCTCTGGGTTTTCAAAGTTAAGCGTAGTTAACGGTGCTTGTCCGATAGCCCCCAGTATATTGTTCACTGCGGATAGTTCGGTATCGATGTCAATAGTTGTGGAAGCCATAAAAAAAGGGGGACACGAAGTCCCCGTATAAAAAAATAAATTAGAACGCAGCGTTTCCTGTAGTTGTTGCCTCGCCATCAGAGTTGCGGCTTGTTGCCACACCAGCTACGAGTTCAACAGCAGCAGCAGGGTTAAGTGCATCTGCACCCATAGCTAGACGTCCAAGGATTACGTCACCTTGGTAAACAACTGAGATGTCCCCAGATGTTGTCTGAACTTGAGGGCCGATTGCTTCAACCACACCAGCAGCTTCTCTTTGGAAGATAAGTCCACAGCTGTTTTCAAATGCAGATGTACCATTACCATAGTTGTTAATAGTTTTAGTTGCAGTTGTACCAGCAGTCTCATCTTGCATGACAACTTCTACGAAGTCACCTGTTGCACCGGGGTCTGTAACACCGGGGTTTGTGCCAGATGGTGTACCATACTTAGTACCGAATCTGCCAAAGAAAGGAATGTTCATTGACTTGTAGATGGTGATACCAGCTATTTCAATGATTCCGTTACCTGATTGTAACGCATCTCCTCTCACGTTACGGTTGATAAGTCCGTTTGTTTCAACGCCCTGTATCAATTCGTAGTACTGTCTTGGGTTAAGAACAGCAACTCTACCTTCACCACCGACTCCTTTTTCGTCGAGTGCTGCGGCAGCGTCATAGAAAGCGTTGATAAGAGCAGCTGGCTCATAAGCAGCTGTTCCATTAGTAGCAGTTCCTGTTACACGGATCTGTGTTCCACCGGGTTCTTTGAAGTTAGACTTCGTGATTGGTGAAGCTTGACGTGCAGCTTTAGTGATTGCTCTAAAGATCTTTCTATCATATTGCTCTGCAAGAGCGTATCCGATTTTACGAGAAATCTCTCCCCTCAAATCGTAGTGAGCAAGTGTCTCGTCTAATTCGTAGACGAATGCACTTGAGATTAATAGGTCATCGACTGTGATAGTCTTCTCAGCTACTGGAGGTGCAGAATCACTGTTACCTAGTATGCTGTTTCCGGGAGTATGATACTCAGCGGATGTTCTACCTGTGAAGATGAACTGTAGACTCCTACCGTTTGTAAGAGTTCTTTTCATAACGAGGTCACGTGCTATCGTGTTCCTTTGGAACCCTTTGAACATTTCCCCGGAAAACAATTGAAGGTATAAACCTCTCTTATCTCCAGTGCCATTGGCTTGACCCAGTTGGGTCAGATCAGCTAACGGCTCATTACTATTTTGTTGTGCCATTTCTAAGAATGAATATTGTTTGCTTTCTTTAGTACTAAATTTTTTCTCGAGTTTTTTGTAGGTCTATCCCTACCGTCTAGACGGCTCAAGGTATCCAGCGTACTGGGCTTTTGCCAAATGCAGGGGAGTCCGACTCTGAGGTGCTCCCCGTGCTGTTATTACTTCACAAATTTTGTGTAAGCAATGCCACGATATACGTAAGTTACTTGCATTGTAATCTCCATATACCTAAGCCCCGTTCCATGCCTAGGTTTCATGCGTCCATAAAATGGATGAACGGACGTGGCTGTTACCCTATAGCTGGTGCTGTAAGGGCAACTTGTGTGGACTCAGCTGATGCTAAGTCTAGTGGAAAGTTGTGTGCATTTCTTTCGTGCATTACTTCCATACCAAGGTTCTGTCTGTTTACAACGTCTGCCCAAGTAGGAATGACCTTGCCGTTTGTATCGACAATGGACTGATTAAAGTTAAAACCATTAAGGTTGAAAGCCATTGTGCAGATGCCCATTGAGGTAAGCCATATGCCAACGACGGGCCAAGTAGCGAGAAAAAAGTGTAAGCTACGAGAATTATTAAAAGAAGCATATTGGAAAATTAATCTACCGAAGTAGCCATGGGCTGCAACGATGTTGTAAGTCTCTTCATCCTGACCAAACTTGTAGCCATAATTCTGAGATTCGTTTTCTGTTGTCTCCTTAACGATAGAGGAAGTAACGAGACTTCCGTGCATAGCTGCGGCAAGAGCTCCACCGAATACCCCAGCAACACCGAGCATGTGGAACGGGTGCATAAGGATATTGTGTTCTGCTTGGAATACAAACATGAAGTTAAAAGTACCAGAAATACCAAGAGGCATACCATCACTGAAACTCCCCTGTCCGAAAGGGTAGACTAAGAACACAGCTAAGGCTGCGGATAGAGGTGCTGTGTAAGCAACAAATATCCACGGTCTCATACCGAGTCTATAAGATAGTTCCCACTGTCTACCAGCATAAGCTGCGACACCTATGAGAAAATGGAAGACAATAAGTTGAT